GTCACAGTGTAGACAGTGCCGTTCAGAAACTTTTGAGTTGATCGCGTTGTGTCATCAGTGCTTCCGAATCTTTGTTTTAAAATTGCAGACATAGCGTCACGCCCGTCAATATCTCCAGCGTCAACCATGTCAGCAATGTCGCCCATGCCAGCTTTTCTTAAATACTCAACGGTTTTATTCCGACGTTTTTTCTCGGTGCGCTGACTGCGAATATCTGCAATTGCTTTTGACATGTTTGGGTCTGGATTCACCGTCTGCGAATTAAGCCAGTTTGCTATATTTCCACTTAGGTCTTTGAAGCTGGCGCGCTCGTAAAACTTCTGGCCCGTTTCGCCCGCCGCGCCTGGTTGCATTTTTTGTAAACCAAGGTTTGCGAGTAAGCCCCCGCCTGCATTCTGTTGCATTGGTGCATTCCTTCTTTGGGGCGATTGGTTGAACATGCCGGGGGCGGATAGGGGCGCTGTTTGAGCCTTGTAGCCTTCCCAAGCGCCAGTTCCTTGCGTGTCGAAAATCCAGCGGCCAATCTTATCTTGTGTCGCTTGGTTAAAAACTTGGTCATCTGAAATATTAAGGGCTTTGACCGCATCTTTGAGCGTGCGGCCAACAACTTGGTAAGCGCCAAGCGGCGTTGAAAGTACGCCCTCTGGATTGGTTTTTTTGACGTACCGTGCGTATTCGCCACCGGGATTTGTAAAATCTTTTAGCTGGCCAATCGTCATTTTGGTCACGTCAGTATTTTCAAACAAACCGCCAGGTCTATTCTGATAGTTATACAGTGCGCTGTAATTGCCGCCGCTTTCGCCAGCAAATATTCCGCGCTGTGCTGTTGCCCAATCAACCATCCCGCTTATCTCGCTCCAAACATGAACGGCAAGCTCAGATAGTTAAACAATCCGGGGTTTTGAGTTTGCGTTGTTGTGCTCGGCTGCGGGCTTCCCGAAATTGCTGCTATTGGATATTGGAGTGAATTGAAAGGCGCGTTAACGAAGTTGCCAAACTGGCCTTTTGCCGCGTCGATTAAGCTCTGGTTCATGCCCTGTTGCAGCAGCCCTTGGTTGGCTTGATCCTGCTGCAGAGTGCGGCCCATGTTGAAGCCTTGCTGACCTAACCCGCCGAGCTGTGCGCCTGCGCCCATCCTCATGCCTTGTGCCTGCATCATGTTGCCCATGTTGGCGTTTGTCATGGCGTTTTGCGCGCCCATGTTTAAGCTGCTGGCATTGTTTAGCGCGCCCTGATTATTTGCGGCAGCGGCGTTAGCGGCGCTTGCTCCGAATTGAGAGGCATTGTTGACGCCGCGCTGGTTTGCCAATTGGCTTTGCAGAGAATTTGCCGCTGAAGTAGTGTCCGCCTGCAAGTTTGCGCCTTGATTGGCCAGGCTTGCCTGCATCGTGCTGTCAGCTCCGTAGCGCCGCTGATTGTTCTGTGCAGCTTGGTTTGCAAGGCTTGCAGTATTTGCAGCGCCAGCGCCGAATTGGCTGGCCTGATTCGCCATATTGGCATTTTGTAAAGCTGCAGTGTTTTGAGCTTGCGCACCGAATTGTGAGGCTTGGTTGCCCGCCGCCATATTTGACAATTGGGTTTGGAGCGCGTTGGCCGCCGTGTTGGTCTGAGCTTGCAGATTTGCGCCCTGATTGGCCATTCCAGCCTGCATCCTACGATCAATGTCAGCCTGCGCAAGCGCCTGCGCATTGGTGAAGCCCTGCTGACGTAGCCCGGTAGCTGTTTTTGCGGCTTGCTCTGCAAACGCTCGATTGGTTTCGGCTTCTGCAATGCCCTGCCGTGAGCCGCCGAATGCGTTAGCTGCCGTGGCTGCTGCTGCGTCATTTGTTTGCTGAATTTGGCGATTTCGCTCTATGTCGCCCATAGCCAGATCAATGACGCCAGTATCATACTGGTTTTGGTATCGTGACAAATCTGTGTCACCAACCTGACCAGCCGTTACGTCAAGCTCACGTATGTCTCTGACGCCAGCCGCACGTTCAGCATCATATCCTTGAGCAGCAGCTTGCGCTGCGTCATAACCTTGTGAATTGGCCAATGCTGCTTGGTAATTTTGACCAGCAACTTGATCAGCAGTTATTGCATTTACGCCAGCGATTTCACGCGGATTATATCCCGTGCTTTGCATTTGTGCGGCTTGCATTTGCGCAGCTTGGCCTTGAGGCGCTTGAAAGTTTGTACCCTGCTGGGCTGTGTTTAAAGCGTTTGTGTATGCTTGCGCGCTTTGGTCAAATACGTTTTGACCTTGTTGGAATTGTTGCGCGGCTGATGGCGCAGGCGTGTAGTTGTCGGAAAAAGGCTGACGGCCTCTCGCAGGAATGCCACGCTGGTTTGATGCACCGCCCATTTTAACGCCCCCCTAAGAATATGCCGACCGCGAAAAACTGCGTCGTTCGGGCCGCAAACTTTATGCCGCCGATCAGTGTGCGCTTTTCGCCAGTTGCAAAATCAATATAGTTTCGGAATTCTGTGTAATGTTCGTGCGCCTTGCCTTGCTCAATTTTCCGCTTGCCGAGCGTTTGATAGCCGCGCCTGATTGCCTCGCCCCACCATTTTCCGTGCAGTGCTTTTACGCACCAAACCACAGCGCGGCGTTTTGTTTTCGGAGTGAAGGCATTATTTGCAACAGCATGCGTAGCGACGACGCAAGCGCCATCACCAGCTTGGGCATCACTTGATGTTGTACCCGTGGCTCTGCTTATAACATTGCCGGGTGGGTCATAGGCTGGAGTTGTGAGAGACGAATAAGCGTCGCCATACATTCCAAAATTCGGGTTTCGTTCTGAAATTAAATCTGCACCCGTGTAGTCGTCAAAAACATAACCGTAGCCATCGTTTCGTCCTGCCGCGCCTTGTTGCGAACGCGCTACGTTTTGAGCAAAAAGCGAGTCAGTGTTAAAATCGTTACGGCTTTGCTCGCGCTGATTTGCTGCAATGATTGCCGGGTCCACCGGGGTTTCGGCACCTGATGCTGAACCATCATATCTTGCGTCAATTTGAAGATTTTCTTGACTTGGCGGCGGTTGCATTTGACCTGTCACTGGGTCAATAAAAAAGCCGTCACGATACGCAGCTTGGCCTGGGCGAGCTTCGCGGAATGCGTCAACGGCTCCTTGATATATGTCATAACTAGAATACGCTGGTATGCCTGCGTAATTTTTAGGAGCGGGCATTTCCGTAGGCATGTTTGAGCCGACTTCTGGATTAACAACGGGCATGTTTGAATTGAAATTTGGGTTTGACACGGGCATACCGTAAGCGCTCAACGCGCTGTCCGTAGACGCCATCGCCGCCTGCTGCCTTGGCGTGAGCGCGGCCACATCTGGCCCCATGTAAGGAATATCACCGAGCCGTGCTAAATTCTCGCCGCGCTGAATGTTGCGCTTTGCTGGGTCTACAATCCAATCAGGATATTCAACTTTTGATGTACTGCTGCCACCTTTTGACATTTTATATGTCCTTCCAAAATGCGACGTACATAACGTCAATGTTGTATTTCTTCAAAGCTCTTTCCCAGCCCTTACGCCCGTTCATACTGATAGCCGTGCAGCCCTGCGATTTTGCAAATTCTAACACGTCAAGATGAATACTTAAAATTTCGTTGAGGTCGCCAGCGCCGAGAAAGATGTGCAGAACCTTCTTTTGTGGGTGGCTTATTATTTCTGTCACGATGACACTGTTTTTAAGCGGCCAGAGCTGCATTAACCCTTTGTACACACCTTCAGCTACGTCAATGAAATCATGCGTATTGCCGCTGTGTTTTAGCGCGTTTTCAATCAAGCCTCTGCATCGTGTGAGCTGATCCATTAAAACGCTCCGCTTGAGAGTGTGGCGCGTTTCCAAATATGCGCAGAACCGTCATGAGACGCCGTGCAGACGTAAATATAGCTGGCATCCCAGCTTACCAAGCCAGCCTTATCGCCAGCCACGCCAACGCTGCTAGCTGGTGCTGTGTTTTTGACAACAACTTCGCGGAATGCGTTGCTTCTGCTTACAATTGGATAAAGCGCTGATCTGTCCCAGAGCAGAACGCCATCCTCGCTTGGAGTGTCATAGCCGCGCCGTGTAACCATGACAGGCAAAGAACGCTGCACCCATTTGGTAAAGCCCTGCGCCCAGATGCGGAAATTGTCTGTAATTGGTGGCGGTCCTAGCGTACTCATCTGCGCCCACCCGTGCGAGCATCAAGCCGCATTATGCCAACTCGCCAATCAGACCCAGCCCCCTCGACGCGCATTCTGACTTGCCTACCTTGGAAACGGACGCTCGTAGGATTGGTCATTGTAAACGGACCGTGCGTCGTTTCGCTTGCATTCGGATAAAGTCGCGTTTTAAATTTTGCTGTAACGCTGCCTTGCGTTTTTTCGTCGGGCAACAGCTCCACGACGTTCATCACATTGTCGCCGTTGCCAATGGAAATTGGCCCTGTTTCGGCATGAGGCGTAGCGCCAGAGTAAGACGTGCCAACTTCATGCTCATACAATATGCCAGAAGCGTCAAAATACATTGGATATCTGAACGTGCCTTTGTCGAGGCCGCTAACGCGATCTAACGTGCCAGTTGTCCAAATGTTTTCGACATAATCAAAGCTGACGTAACGGTTATTTTCCATTGAATTAGCGCTTGGGTAAAACCATGTAATTTCTGACCACTCAGAGTTTACAACGGCGTTGACCTTTGTGATTTGGTCTTTGTTAATGTCAGAAAAAACGTAATCGCCAACTTCACAAGGTATCGTTTGCACGTTGCCGCCTGCGAACATGTGAAACGATCTATGGCCCATCCAGAATACGCCTGCATCAACGGTTGCCGCTGCCTTCGCCCCGACCATGCCGCAAGATTGCCCAACTTTTTCAATTCCGAAAACAAAAGGTGGCCCTTGATACGTCATGGCATGCGCATCTTCAGTTGTGATTATAAGCGCTTGGCCGCGAGTGCGCAGACCAGCTAAAATAATCCCGTTCGTTTGAATTCGCAAATCACCAGCTTGATTGGTCGCCGCTGCCGTCCACAGATTGTTATTTTCTTGGTCGCTCCACTTGACGGTGCGCGGATCGCCGCCAGCGCCAAAACAAACAACGAAACGCTCCTCGGTCACCATCATAGCGTTGCAGTTTGTCGGCGCGTTTGACAGTAATGCGGCGTCAGTTGAAGCGTTTAACTGCCACTCATACAGCTTGCCGTCATCTGAATGCATGGCTAAAAGATATTCGCCCCAATTTTCTAGGCTCCAGGTTGTAGCTGGCAGAACCGTTTCAGCATCAGCTCGCGGTGTGCCGTAAGTTTCGTTTCCGTAGACGCCAGAGCCGTAAGCGGTGTTAATTGTTGCATTGACGCGACCTACTGTAAACGTATTCGGCGTTATGTCAGAAGCCGTGCCGCCTGCATTAATGACGTGCAATTTGTTGTGCGTGCCCGCTGCAATAAAACGATCAGTATCATTATCTTCCCATGCCATGACAGAGCGAGGAACGCCTGACAGATTAACGCTTTGGCGCTGACGCCAGCCGCCGATTGGACGCAACGCGCCCTCATGCCAACGAACAAGATTTACATCACGCCAACGATTGGCTGACATTAGGTCCGTTCCGTTTCGATGCGCGCCGAGCGGTATATTTAAAGGTATGAGCGGCATGTTTATCCTACGGCTTTGTCGGCCAATCACTGCTTTCTAAATTCGGCCAATTACTGTGATCAGGAAGGTCACGTAAGGCTTGTCGGTATGTTGTCATTTCGGACGACATAGTTAGATCGGAGTTGGCATAAAAATCCGTTTTTTGGAGCAGCTCATTTCTGACAATTCGATTACCTAATTCTTTTTCTTGAGTGAAATAAGCCGAGTAAGCAGAAATTTCGGATTCCGAAAAGTTTCTTTGTGAAATTTGCCCTGTGGAGCAATCTATAATTTGTACAAAGGTAGACATTTTTTTTCCTTCATCCGCCGTAAATGGTAATACTACCAGACATATTTGTTGAATTAGTTCCACCGAAAGTGAGCTGGATTCTTTCTATTGCTGCGCTCAAATCTATATTGCCAGTAACACTGTTGAATCTATCTTCTGTGCTTTGGTCCGTTCCTATAGAAGTATACTCAAATCTGCTTCCGCTGCCGCCATCAGTTCGAGTGATCAATATAGTTCCTCCGGTGTTGCCTGCGCCGCCAACAGACGTTGACCACAGCGTGTTCTGACTGCCGAATCTAGCACATGTTGCGTTTCCGTTGTGTGTGCCTGTGACGCCCATACAAGTGTAACCGCTTGTAATGATTGTACTGTCAGTCCCGACTTGGGTTAGCGACAACCATCCACTTTCACTGTTTGATCTGACAGCCCGCCAACTTATTAAGATTCTTGTTAAAGAGCTTGCCAAACCTGAGAATAAGTAAACGCCTGTGTTCGTCATGCTCAAAGTAGCTAATTCCGACATGCCGCCAGCAGAAAGTGTTGTATATGCTAAATCAGTCCCGTCACTCGTTAAGACTTGGCCCGCTGTGCCTTTGGCCAGGCGCGAGGTAGCACCACTTGCATTTCCTACCAGGATAGATCCGCGGGGGATGGCGTCTAATTGATTCAGCTCGGCGGCTGTACTAGTTACACCATCGAGTATGTTCAGCTCGGCTGCTGTACTAGTTACACCGTCAAGTATATTCAGCTCTGCAGTAGTAGATGTTACACCATCGAGTATGTTCA